CAGCATTGGGGATAGCGTTATGCTGCTATCAGGGCCCTCGAGTAATTAAACCTTGTTAGGGTTTCTTTCCTCGAGCAGCGTACTCACGTACGCTGAACGATAAGCTGTCGTGCTTACCGATTCGTAGGCTACATCCCAAAGGGGACTACGCCTTCGTTTCGTCTTCCAACGCCCGATGTCGCGAGACACTAGGCTATGGACGACAGATTCACCATAGAGAACGGACATGAGCAGACCGTCTGGGTTCACAAAGAGTTTTTTACCCTCGGGAGTCTTACGACTCTTTTGGATATCAATTCGACGTGGGACCCATTCGAGTCCATGATACGTTATCGTACCATGGATATCTGCCTTCAACCCGAACTCCCGTGCGACGCTACGAGTTACTCGAATACCAGACGAGGCGTCAGCCTCACCAGGTACAAGGAGTAACCGTCTCACGGAACCGAGTAAGAGACGAGTTGTGTTGAAAAGAGGTATTCTCTGATCAACAGACCAGTCAATTAAGCGGTTAATGGCGACGTGAAGATCTGCGGGGTTACGAAGCGCCTTTACGAAGACGCTCCGCACATTTCTACCCTTAAAGTAGTCATGTCCGCAGGATTCACGGAACGGTCCTTCAGAGAAGGACTTTGTCTTGTTCACAAAGAACCCGATTAGGGATAGAAATTTGGTGAGACGATTATAAGCCTGCTTAACGCAGATTATATCATCTCCAAACACTTCTATCTTCTCACGGATTCCAAGCGAACGGTAGACAGACCTGACGGCACAAGCAAATAGGCAAGTTTGTAGGGGAAAAGTAAAACCATTCCCCATAGAACTGACCATATGAAGCTCGTGCCATTCGCCGTGAATCAGAGTCTTTGGACTCCGACACACCCGAAGCATGGTCAAAACTTCCCTCGGAAGACAAAGCTCCAAGAGACGTAGTGACATAGCATCGGAGGCTGACTCCAGATCGATCGTACAGACCGATCCGTCTTTCGAGCCAGCTTTAGCTAATGCACGGTTCCGGTCAGGCTGCGTACTGAGGTTTATGCCGAAGTACGTGCGTAACCGGGACTCTATGATAGAACCTATACCTAACTGATAAAACATGTTAAGTACGGGTTCGACACATATAGTCCGTGCAACAGAGTCGTTCTTTGAGACGAAACTGAGTCGGCTACCCTCTACAACCAAACCTCCCCCCTGGGCTGCCGACCTTGCGGTCTCAGCAGATCTCCAGAGTGGAAAGAGGTTGGTACGGTTCTCAAAATGTTTTTTGAGAACAGGCTGGTGATAACTTAATTTGGATGCCCATAGTTTAGCATACGCTGAACCGTGGGGTGATCCAATACCCGCTCCCGGACCAACTCGACCAGACATAAAAACCTGGTCAAGCGAGTCTATGAGTGGGTAACCCTGAGGATTAAAGAACTTCCAGAGTTCATCTTTGAACATACCGAAAAGTTCTTCATCTCCAGATGTATTAAGCTCTATAACCAACTCCTTAGCATGATTATTCATGAAAAGGAATTTCTCCAAAGCGAGGTCACATAGTGACTTAGGGGGTCTGTCTGTAGAAGAAAACTTCCGCAGTAGATCCCGAGCCAATAACGAGCCAGCCGCTTCGGATTCGGTTACGCTAGGGTCGAGCCATTGCTGGCAAGACTCTAGACCCAGATCCTTAGAGAGGCACTCTTTGATGGCAGGTATGGGAACCATACAATCTCCAGTGATTAGTAGTTAATGCCCGTGAGGGCTGAAAATCAGAGCAATCCGATTTTCATTACCTCGGTGATTTCTGACCCGTTAAGGCCAGCGAAAAATATCAGAAGATACTTCAGATATTTAACGATCTTGTCTATCGGCAACTTCATTAGAAGCTACCGACAGTCAAAGAATCACCGAACCCTGCCGAGTTCGCATTGAGGAGGCCGATAAAGGCACTCATAGCGGCTCGGACGTTGACAGCATCATAGCTATCAGCGCCAGCAGGTATATCGACGAGGACGCGGAAGGTAGCGATACGTGGCGCTTGATTTGCAGCCACATTCACCCCCTTCTGCACCTTGAACATATACGAGTTGACAGGTACACTACCAATCAGCCCCGTTACTGGATTCGGCGCCGGAAGGGTCTTTCGAACCTTCGGAGCAACGAAGAGCGCAGTAAACGGATCGGAGATGGCGTGGATGCGAGCGTTGGTTTGCGTGCCACCTAAGGCACTAACATACCATTGCTTACCATTCACGTCAGGAGCCACATCCGCAGTATAACTAGCCGTAGGGCTAGTCAAACCGGTTTGTGCCCCGCCAGTCACAGGACTAGAAACAGTAATAGACATTTTGTACACCTTTACAGATGGTTGTTACGTTTCATGATGCCTAACGCAGCAAGGTTAACGTAGGATGACCAATGGCCCGGGACCCTCAGTGAGGGCCAGCGGGTAACACGGGTCACTTTTACGCGAACAATGCTTTCGTTAATGCACCGGCTCTCGCCAGGAGTAGCTTGAACTAACCTGTAGTTCGTGGGTGTATTAATGTAGTTATTGTAAATACGGAAATTGGTTTGCTCACGAGTAACTCTCGTTACTGTGCTCTTACCAATATACCGAAACGATGACCACGGGGCCGTAATGGAACTTAAAAAGTCCCCTAGGCCCGTGAAATAATCCACCGCGAAACTCCAAGGTACAAGTTCCCAGATAGACGGGACCCAGTTATCCATAGTTAACCCAAATTGTGAAGAATAATGGCCTGGTTGGTCGATATCTACATCAATGGCACCGTAGTAGTACACCAGCGTTTCCGCTGTGGTACGACGTTCGGATTCAGAGTTGCAGGCTATTGCCCCACCAACCCAATTAAGCCCACTAGTGGGTCCTATGGTAACCGAAGCCACACGCCCCCTGCCCTTTATCTCGAATGAACGCATACTGCCAGCTATAGAAGCCGCAGCGGCGTTCGCAAGGTTCGAGACATCGGATACAAGGGGCGCCCACCCAAATGAATATTC